GTCTTCTACTGGCAAGACTTTCTTTTCTCTCGCTGTCGTCAAAAACTTTCTTGATTCTAATCCTGACGGATATTGCCTTTATTTTGACACCGAGGCAGCAGTTAATAAATCTCTTCTCGAAAGCAGAGGAATTGATCTCTCACGTCTGGTCGTGGTTAATGTAGTAACTGTTGAGGAGTTCCGTAGCAAGGCACTCAAGGCAGTGGATATGTACTTAAAAAAATCTGAAGATGAACGCAAACCCTGTATGTTTGTGCTAGACTCTTTAGGAATGCTTTCCACAGAGAAGGAGATCACCGACGCACTTAACGAAAAGCAAGTTCGTGATATGACAAAATCACAACTGATTAAAGGTGCGTTTAGGATGTTGACACTTAAACTGGGGCAGGCTAAAATTCCTATGATCGTCACCAATCATACCTATGATGTTATCGGTTCTTATGTTCCTACTAAAGAGATGGGAGGTGGTAGTGGTCTTAAGTATGCTGCCAGTACCATTATTCATCTCAGCAAGAAGAAAGAAAAAGATGGAACAGAAGTCATTGGAAATCTTATCAAGGCAAAGACTGCTAAGTCACGTTTAAGTAAGGAGAATCAAATTGTTACAGTGCGTCTTTATTACGATGAGCGTGGTCTTGATCGATATTATGGTCTTCTTGAGTTGGGTGAATTGGGAGGTCTCTGGAAAAATGTTGCAGGTCGCTATGAGATAGATGGTAAGAAAGTTTATGCCAAGGCAATTCTGAAAGACCCTGATACGTATTTTACCGAAGAAGTAATGCAGCAACTTGATGCTGCCGCGAAGAAAATTTTCTCCTATGGAACGAATTGAGACTACAATTCTCAGAAACTTAATATGCAACGAAAATTATTCTCGTAAAGTCATTCCATTTATAGAACCAACATATTTTGAGCAAAGAGGTGAAAAAGTAATCTTTGAGGAGATTACTCAATTCATTGTAAAGTATGGTTCTGCCATTACAACCGAAGCACTAAATATTGAGGTTGAAAATAGAACAGATCTAAACGAGAGTGAGATTAAAGAAACCAGAGACATCTGCAATTCGTTTACGGATCTTCCAGTAGATAATGAATGGTTAACGGATGCTACTGAAAAGTGGTGTCGTGACCGTGCGATTTATCTTGCACTGATGGAATCTATTCACATTGCAGATGGAAATGATGAGAAGAAGAGTAGGGATGCGATTCCCTCTATTCTTTCTGATGCCTTGGCAGTTTCTTTTGACAACAACATTGGACACGACTACTTAGAAAATTATCAAGAAAGGTATGAGTACTATCACAGGAAGGAGGAGAAGGTTTCGTTTGATCTCGAATACCTTAATAAGATTACGAGCGGGGGTATATCTAATAAGACTCTTACTATCGCGCTTGCTGGTACTGGCGTCGGGAAGTCTTTATTCATGTGCCATGTTGCTAGCTCCGTGTTGCTCCAAGGGAAAAACGTTCTCTACATTACAATGGAGATGGCAGAAGAGAAAATTGCTGAACGAATTGACGCGAACTTATTAGATGTTGCCATTCAGAACATTGTAGATTTGCCTAAGTCAACGTTTGAGAATAAAGTAACTAAGTTGGCAGCAAAAACTCAGGGCACACTTATAATTAAAGAGTATCCAACTGCGAGCGCACACAGTGGACATTTTAAAGCACTTCTTAGTGAGCTTGCACTTAAGAAGTCATTTAGACCTGATATTATTTTCATTGATTACCTTAATATATGTGCTTCCTCCCGTTATAAGTCGGGGATGTCTGTTAATTCATATAGCTATATTAAGTCTATTGCAGAGGAGCTTAGAGGGTTGGCTGGCGAAGCCGAGGTCCCTATCGTATCTGCCACCCAGACCACTCGTAGCGGTTATGGTAGCTCTGATGTTGACCTTACTGACACTTCTGAGTCCTTTGGTCTCCCTGCTACTGCTGATCTTATGTTTGCCCTTATTAGCACTGAGGAACTTGAACTGATGGGACAGATAATGGTGAAGCAATTGAAGAACAGATACAATGATACCGTAGTCAATAAGAGATTTGTGATTGGAATTGATCGTGCCAAGATGCGTCTTTATGATTGTGAACAATCAGCACAAGATAATATACTTGACTCCGGACAGGAAGAAGAGTATAATAATGAGGATAGACCCAAGAAATCATTTGAGGGATTTAAGTTTTGAGAGGATACTATTCAGTCTTTGATCCTGATGGCAAGAAAATTGCTGATTGTGGTGCTATCAAAGATGCCGTTAATCTTATTAGAACAAGAGGCGATGGGCATTACTATCAATTTAACCCAATCTATGAAACAGTTGACGTTCAACTGTTGGAAAGACCAGAACTTCCTACCAGAGATATTACTATTGATGTGAATAGTAATTCTTATGAAGTAGAAGAACCCGAATACATTGAAGTCCAAGGACAAAAATTACAAATACAACAATCCGAACAACCCAAATTAGACTTATGAGTAATGTAAACACTGATGCATATCTTGAGTTTGTGAATGCCGTCACATCTCAACCCAGTCAAGATGCTGATGCCTTTGAGTATCGTATTCAAGAACTTCGTGGAGAAGGATTTGAAACACACAGACTTCTTACTGCTGCTGTAGGAATGTCTGCTGAGGCAGGTGAGTTTACTGAAGTTGTAAAGAAAATTATCTTTCAAGGTAAACCAGTAAACGAAGAGAACCTGTTTCATCTCAAACGAGAACTTGGAGACATTATGTGGTATGTTGCACAAGCATGTATGGGACTTAATATTTCTCTTGATGAAGTCATTGAGATGAATGTAGATAAACTCAAAGCACGATACCCTGGTGGAGATTTTGATGTCCACTATTCTGAAAATCGTAAAGAAGGAGATGTATAATGGATGGTGCAGTTCATGCATGGAATACCATGAGTTATGGAGAAGGACTTCTCTTTTCTCTATGGTTATTGGGTATGTATTTTATTAAACTAAAAATGGATAAGAAGTTTGGACGATGAGTATTGAAGGTATTTTAAATGATTGCAAAAACAATTGAATCTATTGCAAAGAATGAACTCTACATGGGTTACATCTTTGGTATTATGATCTTGGGTGGTTTCATCCGGGATTATTCTGCATTAGAAGATGTCTATTCTTTAGCAAAAAAATACATTAAGGATAATCGTGTTCTTGTAGTCATCACCTCATTGTTAGGTGGTATTCTTCCTATTCCAGGACGTGTTGCTTTATCCGCACCACTCCTAGATGCTATTGCTCCAAGAGATCAAGAACGACGTTCTGATTTTGGTGTGATCGATTACCTATCAGTCCACCATTACTACTGGTGGTCTCCACTAGAGAAGACAGTTGTTCTACCTATGGCAGTGATGGGTGTGTCCTATGGAACTTTCCTAGGATATACTATTGTTCCTTTGCTTATCACCCTGGCATATACCTGGTGGTACATCTTTACTAAGGTTCCTGCATCATCTGTTGTCCCTAATCTAGAGTATGTTCGTGAGTTCAACTGGCGTCGTGCTCTTACTGGATGGGCACCACTGATTGCTACTGTGATTCTTCTATTGAATACAGGTAAGGGTGGAGCAATATTCTTCTTCCCTTGGTTCCTTGGAATGGCAATCTACTATTCTATTGTGTTTAAGGATTGGAAGTGGGGTAAGTGGTTAGATGGTAAGTTTGCTATCATTGCTACTCTTGTCCTTGCTCTTGGTGGAGTGGTAGGATTGATTAAAGGTCCAGTCATGGACTATCTCCAAGCAGCAACGCCTGAAATGTTAGTTCCTGCATCTCTTGTTGCTATGGTTGCTGCCTACATTATGGGTTCATCTGGTAAGTATGCTGGTATGACCTCTGCTCTTGTAGCAATCTTTGGTCCTCAGTATCTTGTTTGGTTTCTCTGTACTGAGTATTCTGGATACCTGACATCACCAGCACATAAGTGTTTGATGATCGGGCAACAATACTTTGGAACACCAATTCGTAAATACTACAACGTTCTTTCTAGATTGTGTGTTATACTAGTTGGATATGCGGCACTTGTTACATTCGTATTCTAATGTATACAATTCTCAACTATCTTATATCATTCTGGACGGTAGTTGTGATGAATTGTATACAACCTGTGAACTGGAAATATTGTTATCGGGTTGACCAATGGTTAGTTCCAGAACTTCATGAGGGATGGAAACATTATACTGGTGAGATAGTTCCCTATCAGACAGAAAAAGAATACTTAAAGTCAATAAGAGATTAATTATAAATATCTTTATAAGAATTGTGTTGTCTGGAAATGAACTCCAAAGAAATTAATAGTATTGCAGAAGCATATGCTAAAATGAATATCCGGGGAAATGATTCTGAGGAGCAGAAAAAGCGTCTTGAGAAGAAGCGTGGTATGAAATTGGACGATCATCCACAATTTAAAAAGGAAGCAAAATTAGATCCTGTTGGTCAGGAAGATGGAGATATTAATAATGATGGTAAGAAAGATAAAACAGATAAGTATTTGAAGAATCGTCGTAAGGCAATCGGCAATGCAATTGCCAAAGAGCAAGTTCATCTTAATGATATTTCTAAGACTTACTTAGATCAGATTGCGACTAATGAAGATGAAATTGAAATTGATGAGGCACTGACTGGTGAGCGTCGTCAGGCAGCTGCAAAGAAAATGAATACCGCAAAGTCTGGTAGTGATCGTGCCACTGCATTTAATCTTGCTACTCGCAATGACATGGGTTCTTCTTACCAGAAGAAATCAACCGGTGGTAAGGGTAGTAGATTTCCTGGATATGGAGACAGAGGTGCTGGTAATGCAGCAGCACGTCGTCAAGGTAAGGAACCTATGAGACAAGGACCTGAAAAGAAAGTTTCTGAAGAAACCTTGAAAGCAACCGGATTGTTCTCTGAGAAAGAAATTGCTGCTATAGAAGAAGCAATGAGTTCTTATGACAAAAATCGTAAGAGAGCAGCACAAAGAGCAGCAGACAGAAATGCTGCCAGAGCTGCCGGTAAGACTGGTGTAGTTCCTGGTGTAGGTTATGTAACTGCTAGAAAGGAGAAAGAATCATATACTGATGAGAAGGGCACCGAACGCCATAAGTCAGGAGCAAAAATGCCATGATGAAGTCCTATCGGAATTTCTCTGAGGACATTGAGCAGCGTCGTCAGGCAATGAAGCAAAGGTCTAGTGAGCAACTGCAAAAATTTAAAGCAAAAACTGCTGGTGCTCAACAAGAAAGACAGGCAGATACTGCTGATCGCGAAAACCTAAAAAAAGAAATCAAAAAAGAATTGCAGCAAGACTCTAAATAACATAAAATGAAAGTCGGTGGAGCGTATTCCTATGGCAATTAAAATTCCTCAAGATGCAGTAAAGACTTTTGAAAAAGTCATGGGTGCATTGGGTGGAGAAGATTACTCTTACTACCTCTTTGATGTTAAGAATGTCAATGAGAAACCCAAAGCAAAGAAAGTTGTTGAGATGGTGGTATATGTACCACAAGCAAAAAGGGTAACAGCAGCTGCTAACATTCAAGCGTCTCTTGATGGTGATGGAGTCATCGCTGAGGTTTTGGCAAAAGAAACAGAATTGGACGTATATCTGATTGGTGATACAAAAAAATATATTAGAATCCTTGTAAAACCAAATGGATCAAAGGGATCTGGTGGTGGTGCTGCTGCAACAGCAATTCAAGAAGCAGCACAATGTGTATATGCTGCTATGAGATATTATTGTGGTGAAAAGGAGATCTATAATGAAGATGATCTTCAATGTGGTATGAACCATGTTGATGTGGGTGGTACAAGTCTAGAAGATATTATGAGTCTTCCTAAAGAATGGAAAGAAGGGTCTGTCAAAGGAGCAAATGAAATATTTAAAGAGGTCGGTGGATCTGGATATAAGTTTGTCAGAGGTGATAGACTTCTTGATGATGGATCAATCAAAAAAGCATTTGGTAGAGTTAAAGCACAAACTAATCTTTCTTCAGAAGATAAATGGAATCCTGCTGATATTTGGATGGTGAAGGAATCTGAAATGAATGCAATCAAGAAACATTTAGATGGAGAGAACACTATTGATTGTTTGAATAATGCACTTCTTCAATTGTTTAACGAACAAAAGCTAATGGGCATTTCTCTCAAAAAAATTGAGGGTAAACCAAAAATGGATATTAAGAACAATCAATCTGCTGCAGTCAGAAAGGCAAATGAAAAGGCAAAGTTTGTAAAATATGATCTAACTTTTTTATCCTCTATGGATGTCTATCTTTATTATGGACCAGGAACTTTTGAAAAATTTCAAGCAAGAAATTTTGGTGGGTCTTCAAAAGGAGATTGGAAGTTGGAACTGAAAGGAAAGTCTGCTGCTCAAGGAAAAATTCAGGGTACAGTTCTTATTGAACTTTTGAGAAATGCTGGATTTACAAACATCTCTCAGTTTAAAATTCCAACTTGGGCAGAATCTGCTCCAGGAAAATCAAAAGCACAAGAAGACATCACAGATGAAATTTATAAACTATTGAAAGAATATAGTGCAACTAAATTTGATAAGTCTCAAAAAGCAGAGGCAAATAATAAAGCACAGATCGCTCTTCAAGATAAATCTTGGAGGTATAGCAAACTTGCTGGACTGAGATTTTTAGATTGGTTGACAAAATGTAAAGATTCAGACATGGCAATGAAAGAGATTTATCTCTATGCATCTTCTCAGTCCGATAAGTCATCTGTTTATTATAAATTGCAATGAAACCAGAAATAAAAGAACTAGTAAAATCTTTCAAATCAAAGAAAAAAAATGAGCGGGACAGATATAATGATTTTCTTTATCATTGCTTTATGGCATATGATGATAAAGTAAAACCAAAATTGCCAGATAAGGTTAAGAATAAATATATTATTATGAGGGATAGTATGCTTAAATACCTCATAGCACATGAACAAGAAGTAATAGAACAATTAAGTAAATGAAATCTTTCTTTCAATTTCTGCGTGAGAGTACTGCTGTTCAACAAGCCACCCGTCTTGGATTAAAGACTGATGGTCATGGTGGATGGTATGATAATAAGGGAGAGTTTGTTGCAAAGACGGAAAAGGGACAACTAAAGTTTTACAATAAGCGTCAGAGAGTAGGAAAGCAAGATCCGCCACAGACTGATAAAGAAAAGAATTTATCTGCAACATCATCGGCACCTGCTGCCGCACCAGAGGAACCCACACAGGCATCAGCAGCACCGGAACAAGAACCACAAAAAGATCCTAATACTCCTGTAGTATTAGAACCACCCGAAGTTGAGAAGACAAAAGGAACTCTCACAATTGCCTTTGGTAGATTTAATCCTCCTACTACCGGACATGAAAAACTTTTGGATACAGTCTCTAAGTCATCCGATGATGGTGATTATGTTATTGTTCCATCGCGTAGTCAAGACCCCAAAAAGAATCCATTAGATACTGATACTAAAGTCTCTATCATGAGACAGATGTTCCCTCAGCACAGTGAGAGAATTGTTAATGACCCTCAGAACAGAACCATCTTTGATGTTCTGAAGAAGGCACATATGGATGGATATGCCAATGTAAGAATTGTTGGTGGTGCAGATCGCCAGAAAGAATTTGACAAGTTGGTCAATAATTATAATGGTAAGATGTATCAGTTTGATAATGTAGAGGTTCGCTCTGCCGGTGATCGTGATCCGGACTCTGATGATGTAGAAGGAATGTCTGCATCAAAGCAAAGAAAGGCAGCAGTAGAAAATAATTTTGATGCCTTCTATAAAGGTATTCCCTCTTCAATGTCTAAGAAGGCAGCAAAGGAAATGTTTAATAATATTCGTCTTGCGATGAATGTTTCTGAAGGATGGAACATGTGGGAAATCTCTCCTATATTTGATTGGAAGAATCTTCGTGAAAATTATATCAAAAAGAATATATTCAATCTTGGTGAAATTGTTGAAAATTTAAATCATGGACTGGTTGGTAGAATTATTCGTAGAGGTGCTAATCATCTGATTTGTGTGACCGAAGATAACATCATGTTCAAGTCCTGGATTAAGGATGTTAATGAACAAAAGAATACTGAGGTGTCCGGAGTTCCTGGTGATCAACGACTTATTGGAACTGATGCACACTTTAAATATGTAAAGTCTTTGGTTCCTGGAAGTGACTGGGGAAAACAATTCATAAATAAGTATAGAAAAAAGTAACTATTTGTTTGTTTCCAAATGAGTAACACAATATCTGAAGAACCAAATACACAACAACCAGGTGGTGCTGTTGATAAAGTAAGGAAGGCTGCTAGACAACTTGCTTATGATGTGCGCTACAAAGTGAAGGGACAATTTAAGGATGGTCAGAAATCTGATGCCGCATCCTTGAAGCGTGCTTACATGCAGCAACTGGGTAAGTCTCCTGCTCCTGGTCCTGTCAAAGTAATGGCAAAAAAGATGCTTATTGGAGAAGCATATGATTTAGTTGATGTATCTGATACTGTCAATGAATCTGTTGTCAATGCACTTCTGAAAGTCTTTGCCAAGAAAACTCAGTTGGAAGATGCAGATGGAAATGTCGCATATGAGGTGACTGACATCGTTCAGGAGGAGATGAAGGATACGAAGTATAAAGTTAGAGTCACCGATAAATCAACCGGTAAGACTTATGTCAGAATGGCAGATCGTGAGAAAATTGGTCAGTTAAGAGCAGACCCTAGAATCTCCTCTGTTGAGATGACCGGATATGGTGATTCATATGACAAACCTGTTGGTAAGGGAAAAGAAGAGGGAGAAAAGAAGGAGAAAGAAACTGCAAAGGAAGAATTTATTCATGAGGTAAATGTAGAGGATGATAATCCTGAGGCAAATACCAAGAAGATTGATGTGATGAAAGGAAAGAATAAAATCATCATCAATCCAACTCAGTCCGAAGAGATGAAACCCGGAGAGGATACATCTGCAGAAAAGACCAAAGAGAGTTCTGCCGATAAGAGAATCAGAATGGTGAAGAGAAAGATTCTCCAAAGTAAAATGCAGGCAGTTCGTCAGGGTGCCGGTGCAGATATTGTTGCTCACACTGAATTAGAGGGTGAAGAAATTTCTGAGAAAGCAGGATGTGCTCATACTCATGAAGGCACAGAATGTTCCGTTCATGGAAAAAGCGAGTGTCCTCCCGAGTCTTCTTCCAAAAAAGAAAAAGAAGATACTGATGATTACAGAAGTATGCCTGCAAAGGTCAATATGGTTAGGAACAAATTGAGAGCAATGGGTCTCAAGATGTCTTATGATATGGAAGGTGATATGGTTGAAGCAACTGAAGATTCATTGAAGGATCGCCGCATGGAGCGTGGTGGTGTTGGTGGCAACATTCGTTATGACAAAGCACCTAAACCTACCAACACTGCTGGTAAAAAGAAACCCTATGATGGTATGTCTGCAGTTGAAAAAGTAAAGGCAAGTATCCGTGCCAAGTATGGACAGGGTGCCATTATGGATACCAAGAAGAAGTAATGCCTGCCGTATCTAAAGCACAGCAGAAGTTCTTTGGAATAGTTCGTGCCATCCAAAAAGGTGAGATGGCACCTACAACTCCTGAAACTGCTAAGGCTGCTGCCGATATGAAGAAAGGTGATGTGAAGAAGTTTGCATCAACCAAGCATAAAGGTCTTCCTGAGAAAAAATCTCTCAAAGAGTTTTTGGAGAATATATAGTATTAGTAATTGAGATTTACTATGCTTGCATTCCTACTACCATTAGCATCCAAAATCATTAAAGATGCAGTATCTAAAATTCCAGAAAATGAAGAACTGGGTGAGAAAATGGTTGAGATCTGTCTTGTTATTCTTGCTAAGGCAGTTAAGTTGACCAAAACTGATATGGATGATCAACTTCTTGAAGTCGTAACCAAATCAATTAACGCACGTAAAGAGTAAAAAATGAACAAGAAACACATTAAGGAAGAAGGTCTGCGTGATTGGTTTGGTAAATCTAAATCAAAAGGTGGCAAAAAAGGATGGGTCAATGTCGTGACAGGAGATTCCTGTGCAAGTGACAAACCCGGTGAAGGTATTCCTAAATGTGTTTCTTCTTCTAAAAGGGCAAGTATGTCCAAGAAAGAAAGAGTTGCTGCTCAGGCAGCAAAGAGAAGAGAAGATCCTGGTCAACAAAAGAAGTCTGGCGCATCTAAACCCACTATGGTAAAAACTGACCGTAAAGTAAGAAAAGAGGCAATGGAAGTTAATGGCGCACTTGATGAAAATGTTTCATCTGGAAAATCACGTCTGGCTAAAATGGGTAGGGTTTCTGGAAAACCTACTGGTGTCATTACTAATACAGAAAAATCGGCAGAGTTAAAAAAACAAAAAGACACAGAAAAGTCAAAGGATAAAGCAGTCGCAAATAAAGTGGATGTATCAGGAATGAGTCCTTTTGATGCAGCCAGGGTAAAGAAGAGAGCAGAATTTAAAGCAGAAAAGGAAAGATTGAGAGCACAGAAGAAAATGAGAAGAGAAGAGACTGAAGTACTTGATGAAGCAAAGGACAAGAAAGGTAAGGGCAGTGGATCTAAAGATGCCTGTTATCATAAGGTAAAGTCTCGTTATTCTGTATGGCCTTCTGCTTATGCATCTGGAGCACTTGTAAAATGTCGTAAGGTTGGTGCTGCCAACTGGGGTAATAAGAGTGAAGAGACTGAATTTGATTCTATCTCCTTCCAACAATTCCAAGAGAAGTGCTGGAAAGGTTATGAGAAGAAAGGTATGAAAACTATGTTTGGAAAGAGATATCCAAATTGTGTTAAGAAGGAGGGATATGCACCTGGTGATGTGGACCAGAAAGTCGGTGCTGTCACTGCTATTCCTAAGAGCGAACAGGATGCTGCCAAAGCAAGAATACTTGCAAAGACAAAGGCAAAAATGAAGAAAGAAGAAGTTGAAGAAATTGGTGAGGGTAAGTATTCTAGTTCAGTCAGAGCCACCTATGGCGGAAAGACAGAAACTTTCCCTGTAGAGATTTATAGGAAAAAGTCAAAAAAAGCAGAGGCAAAAAAAGTAGAGGTAAAAGAAGGTGATGGTGATCCTTGTTGGGATACTCATAAACAAGTTGGCATGAAGAAGAAAGGTGGTAAGATGGTGCCTAACTGTGTGCCAAAAAACGAGGAGGTAGAGACTCAGAATGAAGGAGCAGCATGGACAAAAAAGTCCGGTAAGTCAGAATCTGGGGGACTCAATGAAAAGGGGCGTAAGTCTTATGAAAGAGAAAATCCTGGTAGTGATCTAAAAGCACCATCTAAAAAGAAAGGCAACAAACGTAGAGCATCATTCTGTGCTAGAATGAAAGGTATGAAAAAGAAACTAACCTCTGCTAAAACTGCAAGAGATCCTGATAGCAGAATTAATAAGTCTCTTAGAGCTTGGAATTGTTGAGATTAAGAATTTAAACATTTAATCACAAACCTATGGAAGAAACTAAAGAGTTATCAGATTTTTCTATGACCAGAACCGAATGTCCTAAGTGTGGGGCATTATGGTTAAATGGTCAGCATTATTGGGTAGGCACTGGAAAGTTAGGAGACCCCCATGATTTGGCTGGACTAGTTTGTAATAAACATGCCGATAACCAATGTATAAATCCTTGTAGAGGTTCTACTTCTGGAGATACTTGGGAGAAACGTCTTGAATTCTTAAATAAAGCACTTGAATCTTATGAGTCACCGGATAACTGAAATAAAACCTGAACATCTTTTGACAAAAGAAGAATGTCAGGAAATGATTGATAAAGCAATTGACAAACACAATAAAACTGCTACAATTATTAGTGCTATTCTTGGGGGAATTCTTTTAACCTTTTATTCTCATGGAGTTCTTTCACTAGTTGGTCGTGTTTAATACTAAAAGTTCGTCATGAACTCATAACAAAAGTTGTGTATAATCACGCAAAAATATTATAGATAGTGTAGTTATTTGAGATTAATATGAAGTACTTTTTTGCACTTCTGATCACACTATTTTTTGCCATGCCAGCATGGGCAGTTGATGTCTCAATGGGTTCTGGCGGGAACCTAGTATTTGAACCAAATGAGATTACAATCTCTGCTGGTGAGACAGTTCATTTTGTAAACGAAGCATTACCTCCTCACAATATTATTGTAGAGGCTCGTCCGGATCTTTCTAGAGAAGCACTATTATTTGCTCCCGGAGAAACACAGGATGTTGTATTTGCTGATGCAGGAGACTATAATTTCTTCTGTGGTCCTCATCAAGGCGCTGGTATGACCGGCGTTGTACATGTAAATTTAGTTAATTAAATGAAAGTTGGAATGATTGGTTTAGGTCGTACTGGCGAAGGTATGTCTCGCCGTATGATTGAAAAGGGAATTGAAGTTTGGGGTTATAGTAGTAGTAATTATGAGAATGCCTGTGGTCAATATGAAGCAGGATACATTAGTGGATGTGTAACTTCATTAGAGTATCTTGTCCGAGCAGT